ACCAAATTAATTTGATAATTTGTTTTGCTAAGAAGTAACCTGGAGCGGCTTTTGCTGCGAAAATATAAGTTTTTGGAACAAAATCAGCATCTGGATTTTCAAGCAAATAATTATATTCAGCAATAATATTTAATGCGTTTAAATGCTGGCGTTTGTACTCGTGAAGTCGCTTAACCTGCACATCAAAAACGCTGTCTATGTTTAGGATTATGCCCATTTCGTTCTTAACATATTTAGCAAATTCAATCTTGTTATCTCTTTTTATTGTTGCAAGAGAACTCAATACTGTCTTGTCATTTTGGAAAACAGACAGTTTTTTAAGCATTGAACCGTCTTTTAAGAAATCTCCGCCAATATATTCTCTAAGAAGATTTGTTAGCCCTGGATTAGATTGGTACAACCAACGTCTGTATGCTATTCCATTTGTAACATTCTTAAACTTGTTAGGCTGATATTCATATTGGTCACGGAAAACCTCATGTTTAACGATTTCTGAATGAAGTTTTGAAACACCATTTACGCTATGTGAGGTTGCAACACATAAGTTTGCCATTTTCACTTGATTATTTAAAATAATAGACATTCTGCTAACCTTTTGAGAGTCGCCAGTTGTTTTCATTAAGGTTTGACAGTAACGGTCATTTATTGCACAAATTATCGAGAAGATACGAGGAAGAACTTGTTGTATTAAAGTGGTATCCCATTTTTCAAGAGCCTCGCTCATTACGGTATGGTTTGTATAAGCAAATGTGTTTTGAACAATATGCCATGCTTTTTCCCATCCGTAACCGCAATCATCAAGAAGAATTCTCATTAGCTCTGCGATTGCAAGGGTTGGGTGAGTGTCATTGATATGAATTGCAACCTTGTCGTGGAGGTTGTCAAGCGTGCCATAAACCGACATATGATGGTCAACTATATCGCCAATTGAAGCAGCACACAAGAAATATTGCTGACGAAGTCTTAACGACTTGCCCTCTAAGTGATTATCGTTTGGATACAAAACCTTCGAAATTGCTTGAGCAATCGTATTTTGTCCCATTGCCTTTGAATAGTCGCCCTTGTTGAACATTGCCATGTCAAAGCTTGGTGCTTCAGCCTGCCATAATCTTAATACTGAAACTCCATCACTGTTATAGCCTGAAACGTACATATCAACAGGGACAGCACGAACTGTTGAGTAGTTTATATGGTTCACGCAATGATATTGCTGGTCCCAATACTCTTGAAGCTCGCCATCAAATTTGATTTCAATAGCTTTATCAGGCTTTGGAACAAGCCAAACATCTCCACCAGGAAGCCAGTTATCTGGAAGCTCAGTTTGCCAACCATCTTCGATTTTTTGCTTAAAAATTCCATATTCATAACAAATTGAATATCCCATTGCTGCATAGCCTTGAGTTGCAAGACCGTCAAGGTAGCATGCTGCAAGACGACCAAGTCCACCGTTTCCAAGTCCAGCGTCAGGCTCATTGTCATATATTCTTTCAATATTAATGTCGTATTCCTTTAATACTGAGGTGACTTCTTTAACCATTTCAAGGTTATAAAGGCTTGTTTTCAAAGAACGTCCCATTAGAAATTCCATTGATAAATAATAAACCTGCTTTTTGCCTAAAGAATGAACCCTGTTCATAAAGCGACGACGTTTCTCGTGAAGAATATCCACCATTATAAGCGACATTGCCTTGTATATTTGATTGTCTGAAGCCTCATCTGGTGAAACATTATAGTTTTTTTGAAGTGCACTAACGAACAAAGCTTTAAATTTTTCCTTTGTCATATTGTTATTATAAATATTTGTCATTTTAATCCCCCTAATTTTATGTATCTAGTATATCTTAATTATTATACAATAAATTTAAGTCAACTTCAAGGCTAATTTAATTTTATAGTAATTTTTACAGAATTTATATAAAAATTTTTCTTATTTGCACGTTTTAGTGCATATCATGTCCTGTTTCTTGCTATTAGTGAGAAGTCAAAAAGGATTGAACTTCTATAAAATCTAACTAGAGAGGAAGATTTCAAAATGACTACGCAAAAAAATGATAAGCAAAACCTTTTGAAAAAGCTGTTCTGCTATTATTTCTTAAAACTCAGGAACATTCGTGAGGCTGGAATAAAGGCAGGATTTCAAGAAAATCAGGCATTTTGTGAGGGTATGAAGCTTTTGGAATCGCCGAAAACGCAGGAGCTTATCAATAAGCTTTCCGAAAAAACCTGTTATCAAAGTGGGCTTGTTAAGGCAGGGCTTGAAAGACTTGCTTTTGGGAGCTGTAATGACGCTGTGGAGCTTGTTTTTTCAGAGGAAGTGCCGAGTGCTGGCGAGATTGCAAGACTTGACCTTTTTAATGTTTCTGAAATTAAAAGGGTTAAAGGCGGGGGCGTTGAGGTTAAGCTTTTTGACAGGCAAAAGGCTCTTGAAAAGCTTTGGGAGCTTGAAAATACCGCCGATGTGAATTCGTCCGCCGAAAGCTTTTTTAATGCGATTAAGGCTGGAGCAGAGGTTTCTTCCGAACAGGAGGGAGGAGAGCTGATAGATGGCTAAGTTTTGCAAATTTTCTCAAAGGCAAATTAAGGTTCTCACTTGGTGGTACGCAAAAAGCACAAGACATTATGACGCTGTCATTTGTGACGGTGCTGTTAGAAGTGGAAAAACACTTTGTATGTCGCTTTCTTTCGTGGCGTGGGGAATGTCTAGCTTTAAAAATGCAAGCTTTGCAATTTGTGGAAAGACGATTACTTCACTAAAACGCAATGTCACAACGCCATTGATTAACCAATTGAAGGAGTTCGGTTTTAGCTGTGTTGAAAAGGCTTCGAAAAATTATATCGACATTAGCTTTAAAGGGAACACGAACCGATTTTATTTTTTTGGTGGGAAGGACGAGGCTAGTGCGTCGCTCATTCAAGGGATTACCCTTAGCGGTGTAATGCTTGATGAAGTTGCATTAATGCCAAGAAGTTTTGTTGAACAGGCACTTGCGAGGTGTTCAATTACTGGCTCAAAGCTGTGGTTTAACTGCAATCCAGAACATCCTTATCACTGGTTTTATAAGGAATGGATTGAAAAGGCTGAGAGCAAAAACGCATTGTACTTACATTTTACAATGAAGGACAATCCCTCGCTTTCAAAGGCAATTATCAGACGTTATGACTCACTTTATTCAGGGGTTTTTTACGACAGATTTGTTTTGGGGAAGTGGACTGCTGTAACTGGGCTTGTATACCCGATGTTTGATAAGGAAAAGCACATTTCGAGGGTTACGCCAGATTGTTCAAAATATGTGGTTTCTTGCGATTATGGAACAGTCAATCCATCTTCCTTTGGACTTTGGGGTGAGTGTGGTGGCAAGTGGTTTCGGGTTGATGAGTATTATTATTCGTCAAAAGAGCGAGGACAGCTTCGCACAGATGAGGAGCATTATCAGGCACTTGAAAAACTGTGTGAGGGCAAGAAAATTGAGGTTGTTATAGTTGATCCGTCCGCTGCAAGCTTCATTGAAAGCATTCGGCGACATGGGAAATTTTCTGTAAAGCCAGCCAAAAATGATGTTATTAGCGGAATTAGGAGAGTTTGCGATTTTTTAAAACAAGAAAATTTAATATTTTGCGAGTGCTGTAAGGACTCAATTCGAGAATTTTCACTTTATTGCTGGGACACGAAAAGTGGTGTTGACGCACCCATTAAAGAAAATGACCACGCAATGGACGATATTCGCTATTTTGTTAGCACATATTTGCAGGAACAAAATGACGACTTTTTCGTTGCGTCGTTGAAAAGGAAGTAAGAAAGTAGGTGAAAAAATGAAATTATTCCAAAAGGCAGTTAAGGAACCTCACTTGGCGGCGGTTCAATCGGCTAGAATGATAAATACGGATATGCAAAGCTTTATTGGCAATATCAACTCCTTTGAAAATCATCTTTATGAGCAATTGAGGGTGAATGTGCCCATTATTGACGCTTGTATTAACAAGATTATTCGGCTGACTGGGGATTTTAAGCTTGTCTGTTCCGACGAGAGATTTCAAGATGAGCTTGACGATTTCGTTGCGAATGTCAAGGTTGGTGTTTCGGGTCAATCGCTTTATAGCTTTGTGGATTGCTATTTAGATTCGCTTTTAACGTATGGAAATGCAGTTGGGGAAATTCTTATTAATGCTGAAACTAAGCAGGTTGCTGGGCTTTATAACGCTGACAGCACAATTGTTTGCGTGAGGACTGGGGCAAGTCCAATTGATAGGGAATTTTTCGTGGGGCAAGGCTCTGATGCTGTGAAAATTGCTCGCCCTGAGAGGCTTGTTTATTCAGCGTTGAACCCTACACCAAAAAGTCCAAATGGTAGCTCAATTTTGAGAGGACTTCCGTCAATTAGTGGGATTTTGATGAGGATTTATGAATGTATTGGGCAGAATTTCGACAGGGTTGGCAACGTTCGCTATGCGGTAACTTATAAGCCGACAATTGAGTCGGGCGACAAGGCTTTCGCAAAGGATAGGGCAATGCAGATTGCTCAGGAATGGTCTGACGGAATGAACGCCTCAAAGGACGGTCAAATACGGGATTTCGTGGCTGTTGGTGACATTGATATTAAGGTAATCGGTGCTGAAAATCAAGTGCTTGACACGAATATTCCTGTTAGGCAATTGCTTGAGCAAATTGTTGCAAAGCTTTCAATTCCACCGTTTTTGTTGGGGTTAAGCTGGAGTTCAACTGAAAGAATGAGCAAGCAACAAGCCGACATTTTAACAAGTGAGCTTGAATTTTATCGACGGATTTTAAGCCCTGTTATTTCAAAAATTGCAACTACTTTTTTGAGGCTTTTAGGGAGCGACAGCAGGGTGGAAATTGTGTGGTCGCATATCAATCTTCAAGACGAATGTGAGCTTGCACTTGCTAGGCTTCACAATGCACAGGCTGAAGAAATTGAAGTTTCTTTAGCTAAAAATTAATGAGAAAAGGAAGTGACTAAAATAATGGCTGAAATTATTGATGAGGATTTGCTAAAAAAGCTGAACAAATTCACTAGGCGAGAGTTGAACGCCGACGAGGTTTACTGCTTTTCGGTGATACTTTGCGACAATGAGGTTGACAGAGATAATGAGAGATTTTCTCTTGATTCTTTGAATACGCTTGCAAAGCTTTTCATCGGAAAAACTGGGATTTTCGACCACAATCCAAAGGGTTCAAACCAAACTGCAAGGATTTTTGATACCGAAATTGTTTCTGTTATGGAGCGACCAACTTCAACCGACGAGCCATATACCTACATAAAGGCAATGGCTTATATGGTGAAAACTGCTACAAATGACGACTTGATTAAGGAAATTGATGGCGGGATAAAAAAAGAGGTTAGCGTGAGCTGTTCTGTTGAAAAACAGGTTTGCTCAATTTGTGGAGCAAATACGCGTGAGAAGGCTTGTTCCCACAAGAAAGGAAAGCTTTATAACGGCGTTAAGTGTCATGTTGTTTTGGAAAATCCAACAGATGCTTATGAATGGTCTTTTGTGGCAATCCCTGCACAAATTAACGCTGGGGTTACTAAACAAAAGCAAAAGCATTTTGGCGGTGAGTTTTCACTTAATCTGGACGAGGTGGTCATTAAGGCAAGTGAATTGAGCGAGCTTCGTGAAAAGGCTATGTTGCAGGACGAGGCTTTGGAGGCTGTCCGGGATGAGTTAAAGCGTGAGGTTGTCAAGCTTAGCTTTTTGTGTCACCCAGAAACTGCTGTAAAAACGCTTTTGAGGATTGCTGAGGGTATGACATTATGCGAGCTTGTTGACATGAAAAAAGAGCTTGCTATTACTGCAAAGGGATTGGAAAAGTCGCAAATTTTTAAGGCTGAAAATGTTACGAACACAAACAATCAACAATTTAAAGTTTAAATTAATTTTTCAAGTTAAACATTAATTTATTACTTTTACAAACGAAAGGAAAATGAATATGTATAATACAATTAAATTGGAAAAAGGTCTT